CTCAAAATTGCAGGCTACGATCCCGAAGAGGAACGCAAGGAAAGAGAGAGCCTTGCATCCGACCGTCGCAGAGAGCTGGAGCTTGAAGCGAAGATTGCGGCACTTGGGCGTGGAGCTCCAACCGCTGACATCTCAATCGCACTCGATGACGAGGACAATCACGATGATGTTGTGATCTATATGCCTCAAATCGCAAGCGAAGAAAGTTGCCAAGAGCAGCCTGAAAAATCCACAACCGCCGAGGGCGATACGGAAGAAACTCCTGACGGTGACGAATAGGAGGTGATGTGCTATGGCAACTGTTCTTAAACCCCAAAAGGGACCGCAAGAGCAGTTTATGTAGTGGCAACACCTGCTCAGATTTGCATTTACGGAGGAGCGGCGGGAGGCGGTAAGTCATACGGACTCCTGTTATCCCCTCTCCGCTATAAAAACGTCAAGGGCTTTGGCTGTACGATTTTCCGTAGGAATTTCAACCAGATATTCTCGCAAGGCGGTCTTTGGGATGAATCGTCAAAGATCTATGCCGGTATAAAAGGGGCTCAGCCCCAGCTTTCCCTCGGTCGATGGAAATTTACGGATGAGAAAGGCAGAACGATTTCCTCTGTAAAGTTCGCCCACATCGAGCGAGAAGATGAATTGAACAAGTGGCAGGGTTCACAGATTTGTGAGATCGGCTTCGATGAGTTGACGCACTTTTCGGAGAAGGTCTTTTTTTATATGCTATCTCGTAACCGTTCCACCTGTGGTGTTACTCCGTTTGTTCGAGCGACCTGTAACCCTGACGCAGACAGTTGGGTGGCAAAGTTCATCGAATGGTGGATAGACCAAGAAACAGGCTATCCTATCCCAGAACGAAGCGGCAAGATACGCTGGTTCATCAGACGTGACGAGATCTTACATTGGGCGAACACCAAGCAAGAGCTTTGGGAGAGGTTCAACCTTGTGACAGACGAAGAAAGAGCCGAGCCCCGCTCGGTCACTTTTATAATGTCGAAGCTCCAAGATAACCAAGAGCTCCTGAAGGTCAACCCTCAGTATCTCGCCAACCTGAAAGCCCTCTCGCAGATCGAGCGTGAGCGACTGCTACACGGTAACTGGAAGATCAAGGCGGCGGCTGGTCTGTTCTTCAAGAGAACACAGGTCGGCGACATTCTGCAATCCGTCCCTCTCGATGTTATCGAATGGGTGCGATGCTGGGACTTGGCGGCAACAGAAAAGACCGTCGATTCAGGCGATCCTGCATTCACCGCAGGCGTCCTGATGGGTAAGAGAAAGAATGGTCGATATGTAGTTGCTGATGTTATCAATAAGCAGATGTCCGCATCGGATGTCCGCCAAACCATAAAGCTCACGGCACAGGCTGACAAAGCCCGTTACCAAAGAGTGAAAGTAAGGCTTCCGAAGGATCCCGGTCAAGCGGGTAAGGAGCAGGCAGAATCCTATGTCAAGTTCCTCGCTGGCTTTAACGTGGTAACGGTAGCCGAGACAGGAAGCAAGGAAGCAAGAGCCGAGCCGATGGCGGCTCAATGGCAAGTAGGCAATTTTGATATTGTCTATGGTGATTGGAACGAACCGTTCCTGCACCAGTTGGAAAATTTCCCTGATGGTAAATTCAAGGATATGGTCGATGCCGCCGCAAACGCATTTGCCGAGCTTGAAACCAAGAATACATTCAATCCCAGAAACTTGATTTGATTGGAATTGGAAAGAGGTGAATGAATTGAGTACAAACGAAAACAAGGCGGCAAGGCTTGACAGTATCGAGCGGTACGCTCGTATCATTCAAAAGCAGACAGGCAGAGCGGTACGCCCGTATAGAGCGAACAGTCCGCTTCCCCAGAACGCAGAGTTCCGTGAAGACGGATATGTAAATGTCTTGAATAGGTACGGCACATCGAAGGATACGAGCGAGCACTACCGCTTCCAACCCGAACCCGCCGTGGATGACACGGTTCTTTCGATGTTTTATGAGGGCAACGGTCTGTTCTCAAAAATCATCGACAGCCCTGCGGAAGAAGCCATCAAACACGGCTTCGAACTCGAAGGGATCTCCGATCCCGACATTCAGTCGTTCTTCCGTGAGGCATACGACGAGCTTGATGGCGATGAGATGTTTATGACATCTCTCAAATGGGGACGCCTCTTCGGAGGTGCTATTGCTGTTATGATGATAAATGACGGTAGAGGCGTGGATGAACCGCTCGACTGGAAGAACATTCAGTCGATTGATGACATCCGCATCTATGACCGTTCGTTGATTCAGCCCGATTACAGCAGTATGTTCTCCTACAACCCCGAAGATCCATTCAGGACACGAGGCAGTCGCCTTGGTATGCCTGAATATTATTCTGTTTTCAGTAAGTACGGTAACTTCACCGTACACGAAAGCAGATGTCTGGTCTTTCAGAACGGCATTCTCCCTGAGAAATGCACGAATTCCGTGTATCAGTTCTGGGGTATGCCCGAATACGTAAGACTCAAACGTGCAATCCGTGATGCAGAGTTGGCATACGGTAGCGGACCGAAAATGCTCGACCGCTCCGTTCAGGCAATCTACAAGATGAAGAACCTCGCCGACATTCTTTCGACATCGGACGGTGAGGACGCAGTTCTCAAACGTCTTGAAGTGATTGATATGGCGAGAGGGCTTCTCAACAGCATCACGATTGACAGCGAGGGCGAGGATTACGATTTCAAGCAGTTCCAATTCTCAGGCGTGTCAGAGATCATCGACAAGAGCTGTGCGTTCCTGTCAGCGATTTCTTCTATTCCGCAAACGATCTTGTTCGGTGCGGGAGCGGGCGGTCTTTCCACCACGGACGATACGTCTATGGAGAACTGGTACAACTACGTTGAGCGTATTCAGCGTAGAATGGTAAAGAAGAACCTCCGCTACCTGTTCTCCATCATAGCTCAGGCTGGCGTGGCAACGGGAGAGCTTGCAGAAGTTCCGCCCATTAAGGTTAAGTTCAACCCGCTTTGGTCTATGAGTGAGTCCGAGCAGGTTCAGCTTGAACAGCAGAAAGCAACCATCAAGTCCACGAATGCGGCAACCGCCAAGACCTACGTGGATATGGGCGCTCTCGATCCTTCCGAAGTCCGCAACGGTCTTGCTCGTGATGAGCAGTTCGATGTTGAGAACATTCTCGATCAGTACGACGAGGAAGAGCTGATGGCGGCAATCGAGGAGAGGCTTGAACAGGAAGCCGAAGCAAATGCTCCTGAAGGAGAAGAAAGCGGTACGGAGAACCCTCTCACAGAAGAAGGCAATTCGTCCGACACGGCTCCTGCCGCTACCAAGCTCCCCCAAGATATGACCGATGAGGAAAAAGCACAAAAAGAGCGAGAGGGCGAGAACAACGCCGACTCACAAGATACCACACCCAAGCCTCAAAGGGGCGGTGTGGGCGTTATTGTGGCTAAGGAGGGCAAAATCCTCTGCGGCACTCGGCACAATGATTTTGGCTACGGCTTGCTCTGCGGTCCCGGCGGTCACATCGAGGAGGGAGAAACTCCCGAAGAAGCCGCCAAGCGTGAGGCATACGAGGAGTTCGGCATCACCCCTACGAAAATGGTACAGCTCGGTTACGGACCGAAGGAACCAGACACGGGTATCACGCCCGTTATCTTCCTCTGCACTGAATTTGAGGGTGAACCCAAGTCCATAGACCTCGAAATGACGCAGATCCGCTTCCTCGATCTCGAACAGATCAAGGAAATGGAACACGCTTTGTTCCAGCCTTTTGCAGACGGTCTTAAACTGCTCGATGCGGTTCTGTTCAGAACGGACAGCAAAGATGACGATATGGAGTGGCATTGGGTTGAAGATCTTGGTGCTTATATGCTCCGCTTCAAAGGAGACGACCACACGGAGAAATCTGATGGCGGTCCCGGAAGCGGAAACCACGGACACGAGGGAGTCCCCGGTCAAATAGGAGGCTCTGCTCCGTCAATATCTGCTTCGGTTCGTGAACACGCTCACGGAATGTCCGAAGACCAAAAGGCAGAGTTCCTTTTCTCGGAAGCTGGTATGAGTTTTCGTGACGTGAACAAGGCAATATCCGAAGGTACGCTCGATGAGCATATCGACAAGCATTTCGAGGCGGTTACAGCTCAAAAGGTCGAAGTCGCCAAGGGAGCGGTCGATGATTCGTCATCCAAAAGAAGGGCTTTGGCAGACATAGCAGAGATCAAAAACTCGGATGTAGAGATCCTCGTTGCCTATGACGAAAGTGGAAGCGAGATAGCAAGAAACGAAGGTGATGAGGAGAGCGTATCGCTCGGAGAACAGAAGGCTTTCGCAACGCTCCATAACCACCCCGGACACGAAGCAAGCTCGTTTTCGGGTTCTGACATCAGGACGTTTGCCACGAGAGGCGAACAGGCGATGTATATGACCTCTAAAACGGAGATGTATTCGCTGGTTAGAACCAAGGATTGCGACGACTATCAGATCAAGTCTCTCGCATCTCATATCGACCTGCTTGAAAAGAAGCACAAAGACGGAACGCTTTCCAAAGATGACTTGATTCGAGAAGCTGATATGTATATGCAGCTCCACGCTCACGAGTACGGGCTGATTTATACAAGAAGCGAGAACAAGAATGACTCCGCTGATGAAAATAATTCATCAACAATTCCGTTTATTTCTGAAAATCCTATTGACAAATCCGCATTTTCGGATATAATAAAGTCAAAGGAAACCACCAATGAAGACTATGGCGTTCCCGGTATGAAATGGGGCGAACATAAAGGCGAAGAAGATGAGCCCGCTCAGGAAGGCGTAAAGAAAACGAAGGTGACACAGTTTGAAACTGTCAACGGCACAATGAAAGTCACCGACGAAACAAAAGCCAGACTCGGAAGCAAGGGTTCAGCCAAGATTATGGCTGGAGACATTACAGATGTCGAGGTCTTTGCGGGTAAGGGCGGTAAGAAACCGCTCGACCTTGCTGATAAGTTCGCTCATACCTACGGTGGTAAGCCTGAAGATTGGACGCATTCGACCGGAAACGGCAAGATTAAATTGTCTGACGGTACAGAAAAGAATGCAGAGATCCATTGGTTTGAATGCGAAGGAGTAGGTCAGACCAAGTGGAAAATCAAAAAGTTCAAGAAAGGATGACTGCTATGAAGGTAAGATTTATCGGAGAAGATGATCCGCTCGAATTGCTTAACGGCAAAGAATATGACGTAATCGAAGTTGATGAGGAAAGCGGCTGGTATCGCATCGTCGATGAGACGGGCGATGACTACCTGTTTGATCCCGAAGATTTTGAGATCGTCGAAGAATAATCCACAACAGAATATCGAATGAGCAGAACACCTTGACGGGTGCTCTGCTTTTTTGATGCCGTAATACAGGAGGTACGTTATGAACCAGAAGAAAGCAAAACGCTTACGTGCTGAGGGCAGAGCAAAATTTGCTTATGCTCACGGAGCGTGGGAGAAAGGTCGTCCCTCTCGCCTTCGTTTCATTGCCTATTGGAAATGGAAGAAGGTAGAGCCGAAGGAGAGCGATTATGTTTGAGATCAGCACAGAGTTGAAGGAACTCGCTGACAAGGTATTTGCCAAGGTCAAAGAGTTCAAGCCCATCACAGACAGCGGTTGCCGCATCGCCTATCAGTACGCCGATAAGGAGAAGAAAAGCGGCGGCAAGACGGTCTATGCCGACACTATGAAGGTGTCCGATAAGATGAAAGCGGTTGCTCCGTATGATTTCATCATCACGTTCTACAAGCCGAGCTGTGTGTTGCTCTCGCCTGAAAAGATGGAGATTCTTATGAGGCACGAGCTGAAGCACATCGGCATTAAGGACGGTCGCTTCTTTATCGTCCCTCACGATGTCGAGGATTTCTCGGACATCATCGAAGAGCACGGTATGAGCTGGATCATTTAAGTCCCGCCAAACCTCGCAAAACCTTCGGGAAAGGAGGGCAAGCCCTTGAACAAACAAACACACCACCAACTCGTAAAAGAGGCGGTAAGCAAGAAATTTCGAGGTACCCAGCCTCTTAAAAGCAAGGTTATCCCTCGGTATCCCGATTCGTGCGAACGTGAATTGCAACGAATCGCACGAGGATATACCAAGATGTTCTACGCCATCCTGAAAGACCATCTGCCTGAAATGATGTCTGCCTACAAAAAGGAAAGGCACGGCGACTCTCGGTTTGATGATGCGATGGACCTTGACAGAGAAATCCGTCAACAGTTCGCTGCCATCGCCCAAGAGCTGGAGCGGAAGGTTTCTCAGCACGGCTTGGAAGAGCTGGTCGAAAAGGCTGGCAAATTGACAAAGAACGCTTCCGTTCGTGAATGGAAACGTGTCATACGCAACACGCTCGGCGTTGACCTTATGGATGACTACTATAACGGTGAAGCCTATGACCGAGCGTTGCGAAAATGGATTGATGAGAATGTCCTGAAAATCAAGAGCATACCGAATGAGGCTCTCGATGAGATGCAAGGCATCATTCGAGAGGGATACCAAAACGGTAGAACGATAAGGGATATTACGAAAGAGATCCAAAAAGAGTTTGGAGTAACCAAG